TATAAGCAAGTAGAAGTAATGACTAAGATAAGTAAGTCAACATTACAGAGGGAAAAAAGAAAAAGAATAATGAATGTATAAAAATAATTAGCATGTCATTTATATGATGTGCTTTTTTATTGCTTGATATTTCAAGGTGGGGTAGCATTCTATTTTCGATTTCTGGAAAATGCGGTGGAGGTAAGCTATAAAATTTTTCCACCAATTTTTAAACTCCAAGGTGCGTCATAATTGACTTACCTTCAATCTGAAGGAGAGTTTAATTGAACTAGCGTTAACTTAGGTTCAGTTTGCCCCAAACATATACAGATTTACATAATACTGGTATCAATTTACCTGCTAAAACTCGATTTTCACGCACGCATAATGTGAAATTTCGCGCGCCCCCTTTGATGGTGGAGGGAGAGGGAGGTGGGTGGGAAAACGCTTTTAAGGATTAGAATATAACTATATAAATACCTATTTACTAGGGTTATAGCCTTATAGACAACCAAACTGATTAGATAGCTATTGGAGTCCTATTGGATACCTTATTGGAGGGGTAAAAAATGTCACAAAATAAAGTAGGTGATAAGTGATAACAAATATAAACTTAAATACTCCTGATAATTTTAAGATACTTTATAAGTATCTAGTAAAATATTATGGAGAAGATAAAGCAACGGAACTAATTAGAAAAAATAAAGATAAATTATTCTCTCAATATGGTTTAGCTTATCAGTTGGGTAAAATCTCATTTTCATTCTTTAACTATTACTTTCTACAAGATTTATACACAGGAATAGGCAAAGCGGAATTATCCCCAACACATAAGGAAATATGGGAAGAGGTTCAAGACTCAATTATAAATATTAATGGAGATCATAGAGAGTATATTATATCTCGTGGATTTGGTAAGACTTCCACAATATCACTTCCTTTAGCAATATGGTGTTCACTATATAATTATTCAATCTATACGGTTATATCGTCTAGTATTGGAGATACAGCAGAACAGTTTATTGCAGAGATCAAATTGATTATTAAGGATAACGAATATATTAGACAAGCATTCGGTGAAGTATTCAATAAGAATTTAAAGAATAACAGTGAAGAATTGGAACTTGATACTAAACCTAATAGGACAATGATCCGTAGTATATCCGCTAACAGTTCATTTCGTGGTACTCGATACGGCAGTAATAGAATTAATCTTCTAATACTGGATGATTACCAGAATGAAACAGTTTTATCAAGTGAACAGACTAGAGAAAAGTTTGTAAATAGGTTTTTCTCTGATGCAGCTAATGCCATTGAAGAAAGAAATTATCATATGGTAGCGGTTGGTACAGTTCAAATGAAAAATGATTTCTACCATACATTAACTAAAAGTCCGATATGGAAAACAAAGATAAAAGCTGGTGTACTAGTAGATAATGTAGATGAATTATTTAATAATGGCTTATGGTTAGAATTCAAGAAAATCTTAACGGATAGCGGAAGAGAATTTCCGCTTGAAGATGCAAAAGAGTTTTATTATCAGCATGAAAAAGATATGCAATATCCTTTATTATGGCAAGAATACTGGGATTGTCTTTCATTCGCTTTGAAGTATTATCAAAATCCTGTTAGTTTTAAAATTGAAATTCAGAATGATATTGATAACATTGGTGAAAAGCTATTTAAAACCATTATTACTAAGTCAAAAGCAGAGATTGACGATTGTTCATTTAAGAAAACTATATTGTCAGTTGATCCGGCTACTGGAACAGCAGAGAAGAACGACTACTCCGCATTTTGTGTTATGTCTGAAGCTGATAATAATATCCGCTATGTCAGAAAAGGCATTATAGATAAATTAAAGTTTGATGATTACATAAAACAGACTATTCAATTAATCAGAGATTACGAAGAAATAACTCATGTAAATATTGAAAAGAATACTTATATGGGTAGTGATGTTATTAAACTGAATGAGATTATAAACAATGATCCTTCCTTGAAATCAAGGGGGATTATTTTTATTAATAAAATGCAGAACAAAAATAAGGATGCACGTATTTCTTCAATTGTTGGTTCTGTAAATTTAGGACAAATTATCTTTAATGAAGAAGATATAGATTTTATAGATCAAGTAAAAGATTTTGCTGGGTGTAGTTATACCTTACATGATGATGCTCCTGACGTTTTAACTTCAGCAGTTGAAACTATTAGTACGGTTGAGAATGTACCTAAGTTAAAAGTTTTAGATTTATCCTTTTTAGGATTATAGAAAGAAGGTGAAATATAATGGACGAAAAAACAATTATACAAGGCATGATAGATGATTATTTTGCCGACTTAAATATGTATTTAAAAATGGAAGATTACTATTCAGGAGAGCATGATATTGTTAGTACATATAAACGTGAAGCAAATAGGAATAACCATATAGTAATTAATAACTTCATTCAAAAATTTATTGATGAAGAAATTCAATATACTTTAGGAAATCCTATAAGCTATACGAGTATGTCAGGCAATAACGATGTAATTAACACTATTGATAATAGCTTATTTCATTTCAAAGATAATCACAATCAAAGCCTGATGAAAACACTTGAAATATATGGTTTAGCTTATGAATTGAGTTATATCGATTATAAAGGAAGATATTGTGCAAGGATTTTAAATCCTACAAATTCGATTGTCTATACTGATACAGACGATGTTCCTCAAATCTTTATTCATTTTTATAAAAACCGATATGATGATTGCCAATATAAAGATATTTATTATAATGATGGTCGCATTGAGATATATAAAAATGATACTTTACTTGATACTAAGACACACATATTCAAAGGCTGTCCTGTATCAGTTTGTAAGATGGATATAGAGCAAACTATTTTCTATAAAATTAAGCGTTTGAATGATGCATATTCACAAATTTTATCAGATCAGGTGAATGTTATTGCTGATTATCGTAATGCTTATTTAGTTGTAGTTGGTGCTGAAGTAGATGATGCAGCAGCAGAAACATTGAAATCGAAGGGTATTTTGAACTTAACATCTAAGGACTCTACTGTGTCATGGTTGTTAAAAGAAATGAATGATGCTTATATACAAAATATGATAGGTAATTTAAGAAATTCTATGTATGAAAATTGTAATCACATTGATAGTAATGAAAAATTACAATCGAATACCAGCGCATTAGCAATTAGAAGTAGAATTATATTCCTTGAAAATAGATGTAAGGCAATGTTTAGCATTATATCAGATACAATTTATGACAGAATTGAACGATTATTTGAGTATTTATCATTGAAAAATCTTACATATGATATAAAAGATATTAGAATAAGCTTCACTCCTAATATTCCTATTGATATCATTACTATTGTACAAGCTATCAGCCAGTTGGGAGACAAGATAAGCCTTGAAACAGCTTTGAAACAGCTTCCTTGGGTTGAAAATCCGGCACAAGAGATTGAAAAAATCAAAGCGGAAAAATCAGCTATGGATAGTATTGACCTTGATAAAATCAATAACTTTTAAGTAAGGGGGTAACGATAGGTTATGTCTTTACAAAGTGAAATGATAAAGATGAAACAAGAAATGGAGAAATACGGCATAAAAAACACATACCAAATTCTTCAATTATTTAAACGTAATCAAGATGATATTCTAGGTAAGATCAGTAAGATTTATCTGAAAAATATGGTAGGTGATGCATTAAATATATCAGACTATCAAAGATACACTATTTTAACCGAAATAGAAAAGCTATTGAAAGGCAGTATTGATGTATTAACTGATAAACACACCTCTATAACAAGAGATATTTTAACTGATGTATACCAAGAAACTTATTATCAATCAGCTTTTCTTATTGATAAAGGAGTGAAAGCTACAACAAATTTTGCTTTATTACGTCCAGAAATGGTTAAGGCAGCAATTGAAAGACCGATTAGAGGAAGAGATTTTTCTACAAGTATTTGGAAAGATACTAATAAACTATCAAAAAGGGTTATTTCTGATGTTGAAAAAGCATTAATTCAAGGTGCATCTCCTGAAAAATTAGCTAGAGATATCAAAAGTACATACGGTTCTTCAGCTTATGAAGCAAAAAGGTTGATTAACACAGAGGTTGCAAAGTCTGTAATGTTTGCACAAGATGAAGTTTATCAAGAAAGCGGTGTAGTAAGTCAGGTTCTATGGGATGCGACACTAGAAGAAAATACTTGTGAAGATTGTGCTGACCTTGATGGACAATATTTTGATAAACATGATCATCCTGACGTACCTTTTCATCCTAATTGTAGATGTTGCATTATTCCAATAGTGGAAGGATGGAAGCCTACAAAGAAGATTGAAAATGTAAGAAATGCTGATGGCACAAAGAGTATAATTGATTACACAGACGTTAATAGTTGGAAAAAATCTAAGTTAGAATAGGAAGGTTTTATGGCAAAGGTACAGCAAAAGGTATATTTAGAAGATTCGGACGATTTTAAAATTGTCACGAAAGAAACAGAAACATCAAAACAAAAACAAGAGTATTTGTCTAAGTTTGATATTGTTCCAGTAAATGACTTTATCACCGAAGCAAATAGAAAGAAATTCGGTCATGTGTGCTATAAGTGTAACAATAAAAAATTTTGTAAGCTATATAGCGGTAAAATAATTTTAAAATGTGACGAGTTTAGGAGGTGATAATTTGAACAGTTCTTCAGATTTAAGGGTTGGTTTCTATGAGAATACATATGAGATAGATGCTACAGAAGATATAGAAATTGTTGATGTAATTAGAATGGAAGAGAACGCTAATATAGGATATATTTCTAATATTAAGATGGAATTATATCCAGTTAGTAATAATAGTTTTTCAGTAAATGGGAAAACTATAAAATCTTTCGACGGTACATTTAATCCACCTTCAGAACTAGAAATTAGTTCTTTAAAGATAAGACCAATACGAGGTTCAATGTTTCGTATTATTTACTACTATTACTTATAATGGTAATTCAAAGGTATTGCATTACTGCAATACCTTTTTTAATACAAATTTGTACTGTATGGACATCATGTACATATAGGACACTATAAAAGAAAAGGAGATTTAAAACTATGGAATTTAATGAAGCATTACAACAGTTAGAACAATTTAAGGATACAGATGAATACAAAACCTATTTTGGGGGTTTATCAAAAGTGACACCTGAAGGAGTGAAAGAGTATTTATCAACAGAGGATGGTAAAAAACTTATTCAGCCCGATATGGATAAATTCTTTACTAAGGGATTAGAGACTTGGAAAACGAATAATCTTGATAAGTTAATCAATGATGAAATTCAAAAGCGTAATCCTTCAGCCGATCCTAAAGATATTGAACTAGCTAATATGAAAGCACAGCTTGAAAGCATTCAAAGGGAAGCTTTAAGAAAAGATTTAACAAATAAAGCCTTAAAGATTGCAAATGAAAAGAGATTACCAACAGAATTAATTGACTATTTTATTGGTGAAGATGAAGATGCTACTACAAATAATATTAAAACGCTTGAAAAGATATTTAACACAGCAGTTTCATCTAGTGTTGATAATAAGATTAAAGAAAATACACACGTTCCTCCGGCTGGTAGAACAGAGCCGTTAACTGGTGTAGAACAAGCATTTCAAGATATAACAGGTTTAAAGATTACACAGTAAGACTTTATTAAATGGGTGAAACGATATATCCCAAATAATAATGTCTTATTTTTTTTGTCCAAGTTAAGGTTTGCGGACATTAAATAAATAAAACCAACTATAAAAATAAAAGGATGGTATATATATTATGGCACATACAGCACAGGAAAGATATAGTTCAATGGTAGATACACAGTTAAGAAACACTTTAGTAACAAAGGATGGAGTTATTTTCAATAATAAATATGAAGGTGATCCGAAAGCCGGAGCTGTTAAAATTCCAGTAAGAGATACAGAAGTATCCGTTGGTGATTATAATAAGGCTACTGGTGGTACATTATCCGCTGGTGCAACAACTTATATTACTTTAACAATTGATAAGGATAAGTATGTTAATGAATTGATTGATGGTTATGATGCAGCTTCTGTACCTGATAAGATTGTAGCACAGAGACTTGACTCTGCTGGTTATTCTTTAGCTAATCAGCTTGACTCTGATGGTGTTACTGCTCTTGTAGCTGAAGGTACAGCATTTGGAACTACTACGGCATTAACTAAGACTACAGTTTATGAAAACTTTGTTGATATGAAAACACAGTTGTCAAAGAATAAAGTACCTGTTAGTGGTAGATATGCTTTAATTTCTCCTGACGTTCACGCACTCGTATTAAAATCCCCTGAATTCATTTCTGCATCAAATTTAGGCGATGCAGTAAAACAGACTGGTGCAGTTGGTCAGATTGCCGGATTTACATTATATGAATGTACAAATATGGCAGCAACCGTTGAGGTAATTGCTGGACATCCTGAATGGTGTTCCAGAGTTCAGGAATGGTCTGTTCCTGTTCATTTACAGGATTTAAGTGGTTCTGGTACATTTATTGGTGCTTCCGCAGTTCAGGGACGTAAGGTTTACGCTCATAAAGTAACTAAGGCAGCAGCCGTATTAGTTAAGACTAAGGCTTAATATTACATACTAAATTAAAGGGGTGGTTCTTACTACCCCTTTTTTACGGAAAGAAGGTGTTAGTTTAGTATGGATATATTAGATAACGTTTTATATGACTCTACCGTTTATTTCTCAGAATTGGAAAATAAGTACTTTTTAGAAATACAAGCTATTGAAGCTTTATTCCTTGAAGAAAAAGTAACTTTAAATAAAAATAATATGCTTATTGCGATTGATGATGCCTATAATGCGATTACTCGTTATTTGCACTACACAGGATCATATAACGGTGCTTATAGAACTGCAACAATTAAATTAGCTATCGTATATTACAATTTGCCTAAAGGTAATTCTGTAATTACACAGAAATCACAAGGAGCAAGAAGCCAGACAATTTCTACTACTAACAGTAGTTTAGATAATAATGGTTTAACAGCAGAAGTAAAATCAATTTTGCCATTTCCGACATTGAGGGTGATATAATGAGTGATTTTTTTTATGACAAAGAGATAGTACTACTGAAAGAAACTAGCGGACAAATGTTTCATGGAACATGGCAAGAAGGTACATTAGCACCTTATAAAACAATTTTATGTGATGTACAACCGGCTAGTAAAGACACAATTTATAGACAATATGGTTATGATATTGACTGTACAAAAAGGGTTTTCTGTGATGTTGATACAGAAATAGTTAATGATGCATTTGTTACTTACAAAGGTGATAAATTTCAGCTTAAAAAAGTAATTGAATGGGATGATTACTATGATGTATTTATGAAAGAGGTGTAAATCATGGCTGATAATCCTTTTGAAAAAGAAAAACAACGTATTAGAGAGTTAGCTTTGAAATGCATGGAAGAAGCTATGATTATGGTAGAAGCCGATACAAAAGAGTTATGTCCTGTTAAAACAGGTGCTTTAAAGCGTTCTTATACCCATAGTGTAGAAGAGAAAGATAATACTATAGTTGGAGCAGTAGGAACAAATTTAGAGTATGCTTTTTGGGCAGACCAGAAACAACCTCATTTAACACAGGCAGTTGATATGAATATGAGTAAAATTAAACAAAAATTCGCTGATGAATTAGGAAAGGTATAGCCTATGGATATGAATGTAATTAGGGAATATATAATTGCTAATGATATCGTTGGCGAAAATGTATTTCTTGTTGAAAAACCAAATGTAAAAGAATTCAATAATGTAACTGACTACATTATTTATAATTTCAAGGAAATAGACGGAGGTTCTACTATCAGACGATACCTTTTAGATATCAGGGCAGTTAGTAATAATTCGTTAAAGGCTATTGAAATTAAAGACAATGTTATTCAGTTATTAGATGTTTATTATAAATCATGCACTATAAAAAACGAAGATATCACTATTCGGTCTATTAAATTAGTAAATGGTGGAGGACTTATCAAAGATAATGAGAAAAATAATTATAATTCTATCATTTACTTTGAGGTTAAAATATAAAGGAGGCTAAGAGATGGCAGCAAATAAATTAAATTATATTGATAATGATGGAAAAGTTGTTGTACTAGGTTCTGGTGAGTTATATGCACTCAAGCATACTGCCAGTATTGATTATAGTACAGTTACAACTGAAACCATGACTGATCTGGGTTACATTCAGGCAAATGCAACACTTAAAATGGCAGCAGAATCGAAGGATATTGAGACAGCCAATGATGGTATTGTTGGAACAGTTCAGGGAAAGAAAACAGTTACATTCACAACTGGTATTATGGACTGGAATTTAGATAATGTATCAAATTTCTTAACTGGTTCTTCAGTGGTAACAGATGGTACAAGTGGTAAGAAAACTTTTTATTATGGTGATGCTGATAAATCACCTAATGTTATGTTACGCTTTGTATCTGAAGATGAAGCTGCAAACAAGAAAATTACTATTGATATGTACAAGTGTAATTTCAATGGTGAATTAGGTTTTGATTTTGGAGAAGATGCAATTACATTTGATTATTCATTTAAGGTATTGTCAACTACAATGCCTAATTCTAAGGTGGGTTATTGTTCTGTTACGGAAGAAAAGATTACAACAGTGTAATATTACATAGGGTGCTATGTCTTTATGAATTTAAGGACGTAGCACTTTTTATTTTAAAAGAAACTATTATTTTCAATAAAAATAAAAGAAAAGAGGATTATTAAGTATGGCAAATTTAATTGATTTATCTGAATATAAAAAGGAAGACACTATTATTAAATCTTTGAACGGAACAGAGTATATTATTCCAGGCAATTTCTCTTCTGAATACTTTGTTAAGTTATATAAAACAAAGAATGATATTAATAAACTTAAAAAGGGAGAAGATATTGAAAAGGCTTTTCAGCTTTTAAAAACATGGGCATTCGAACTGATATCTATGGATAAATCTAAGACTGTAACTATGGATACAATCGATAATGAATTTAATGATTTTAAAGTTTTAGAAATCTTATTAACCAGTATTATGCAGACTGTGAATAGTTAAGGAGTAGCCTATGATTTTAGATTATCGGTGTTTTCTGAAGGATAATCTATTAATATCCTTACCAAAATTAAATAGTGATGAAAAAGAAATATTCAATTTGGACACTAATTTCAGTGTCCATTTTTTTATGCAATTAGCTGTCACCCAACAAGAAATAAATAAACCAAATGTTGAAACAGATAAAATAGTCCAATTGTTAAAAAATATAGCGGTTGAAATTCTTAATCTGGATGAAAGTAAGAATATAACGCTTCAATATATAAATGATTATTTTGATGATTTTCATTTATTAAAAAGTATATATAACATCATTTTACGGTATAGCAACAACTTATACAACGATGATTTATATCGACTTCCAGATATAAAGGTAAATCGTAAGGGTGTTTCTGACTCCTATATGCAACTTGTTAATACAAACAATGTTGAATATATGGAGAGTATTACTCTTGTTATGCAACAGACAGCTAATTCATTTAATGATGTAATGAAAATGCCTTATTCGTGCTTTTTACAAACAGTTAAGCAAATTAGACTTAATAGTCTATTACAAGATGAAGAATGGCGAAAAGAATATATTAAATGGAAATATAAAGTCGAATACAAGAATGGAAACATTGAAGAAAAGCAAACACCGGACTTGGTTGGGTTACGTAGCTTTATTAGTTCTCAATAAAGGGGGTGAAAATAGATGGCTACAATAGATTTAGCTGAATATCAATATAAATTAACACTTGACGATTCTGAATATACTACGAATATGAACAAAGCTGACAGTTTAGCGGATAATATGAAAACAAAATTATCTAATGTTGGTGGATTTTTAAAAGGTGCATTAGCTGGAGGATTGGTTGCTGCTGGGGTTGCAATAGCTGGAACGATTGCTGAAGGAGTTAAACAAGCAGCAGGATTAGAAGAACAAATGAGTAAATTCCAATCCGCTACTGGTGCATCTGCTAAAGAAGTAGAGGAAGTTCAGAATTTAGCTAAAGATTTATATAAAACAAATACTGCTAGTATGGAAGATATCGTTGCTACATCTGAAGCAATGGTAAAAAATATGGGCATGAATACGGATGAAGTAGCAAAATATCAACAGTCTTATATGGACTATGCTAAAACAACAGGACAAGCTAACACTGATGTAATTGGTGCAATAGATGATATTGGTGATGCATGGGGATTAACTTCAGAGGAAAGTGCTAAATCACTTGATATGTTAAAGAAATCTAATGAGGAATACGGTACAGACATAGTAGCTGTTCAAGATGCTCTTACAAAGGCAGCTCCGGCAGCTAAAGCATTAGGAATGTCTATGGAAGAAACAAACGGATATATGAACTTATTCGCTGCCAGTGGTTTGGATGCTAATCAAGCAGTAACAGCCTTTACATATGCAAGTAAACAAGTTAAAAATCCAGAAGAATTTAAGTCAATGCTTGCTGATATATCTGCAATATCTGATCCTACGGAAAGAGCACAGGCAGCAGTAGAGTTATTTGGTTCTAAGGCTGGTGTTGCTATGGCTAATGTTCCTACTGATCAATTAAGTGATTTTATCGTTACAATGGACGAAGCTTCTGGAACGGTTACGAATGCTAGTAGTGCATTTGATAGTAATTTTAATGTTCAACTTGAATTAATGAAAAAGCAGTTTAGCGGATTAACTATTGAGATAGGTGAAAAGTTAATGCCTGTTATCAATACGGTTTTAACATGGGTAACTGCTAATATGCCTACAATAGTTAGTGTTATTGGAACTGCTATAGATTTTATATCAAGTATATTATCTCCTGTTATTGGAGTAATTCAGAATGTATTTGGTGCTTTTACTTCTGGTCAATCAGAAACAAGCACAGCATTTTCAGGAATACAGACAACGATTTCAACTGTCATCGAAACCATTCAGAGTGTTATAAGTACATTTGTAACTCTTTTTACTACCATATGGGATAAATGGGGTTCTGACATCGTAGCATTCGCACAAACTTATTTTACTGACATTATGAATAACATTCAGAATGCCTTTGATTTCATACAATCGATAGTAGAAACCGTAACAGCTTTATTGAGTGGAGATTTTGACGGTTTCTTTTCTGGTATTCAAAAGATTGCACAAACAGGATGGGATTTAATTTCTGGTATATTTAAAACAGTTCTTGATGTTATAGGTGGTTTAGTTAGTGCTGCATTTGAAGTTATTAAAACAGTTATATCTACAATATTTAATGGTATCAAAGATAAAATATCTGATATATGGGAAAAGATTAAAACGAATGTATCTACTGCATTTGAAAAAGTAGTTGATACTATTAAAAATCTTCCTTCTAAGATATGGGAAAAATTAGTTGAGGTAGTAACGAAAATTGTTACATGGAAAACTAATCTTGAAACAAAAGCTAAAGAAGCTGCTAAAGCTTTATTTGATGCAATAGTAGACAAGGTTAAGAAATTACCTGACGAAATGTTGGATGTTGGTAAAAACTTAGTTAAAGGTATTTGGAACGGAATTAATAACGCTAAAGACTGGATTATTGATAAGATAGGTGGATTTACCGATAGCGTGGTTGGAAGTATTAAAGATTTCTTTGGTATTCATTCACCATCTACGTTAATGCAAGATGAAGTTGGTAAATATGTTGCCCAAGGTATCGGTGTTGGATTTGAAGATGAGATGGACAATGTTAATAAACAAATTCAAGATAGCATTAATACTGATTTTGATGTTAATTCTAATCTAGTTGGAGGAATTACAGATAGTAATGCTATGAATGCAATTGAAAGAAGCATTTCTAATTCTTATGGTGATAGTACTTATTCTACTCCTATTACTGTTACATATGGAGATATCATTATTACTGGTAATGCAGATCAGAACACAGCCACTCAAATTAAGAACACTTTACAGAGCAACACAGACGACTTAGTGACTAGACTTAAAACAGATATGAATTTTAGATCAAAAGTAAGTAATATTATCGGTACTCAATATACAGAGAGTACATTACAAGCAAGTAACGGTTATTAATTTGAATATAATGAGGTAGATTGAAATATGATCTACCTTTTTTCTGGAAATTATAATTTCCAATATAGATTATATACACATATTTATACACATAAATATACATATAAATATGTGTTGCAATATAAACATGTGTATGATATAATAAAACCATCGAAATATTTATATATTATGAAAGGTGGTTATATCATGACAGATCAACAAAAAGAAATAGAAACGATTAAAGAACGTGAAATTACACTTAAATTATCGGATGCAGATGTAGAAAGAGTTTTTAAGAAAGCCGGAGAGGTTGGCTTGACAGTATCCGAACTATTACAAAATTTCATAGGTGATTTAGTATATGGAACTTATAGCAATGGTTCAGATGAACGTATGTATGCTAACCAGTGGTTTGAGCGTTGTTGGTTTGGTATGTTTCCAGATAAGACATTTCTACGCTATCTTATTTATTGGACAGATCAATTAGAGAATGTGTCAGATTTATGGGATGATATACAAGGTTACAAGGAAGAAATTGAACTTTCAAAAACTCATCCAGAAAAATTTGACGATGAAGAAATTCAAGCTTTACACGAAGATTTAAAAAGCTTTGAGGATGAACTTAATGAGATATTCTCTGACTTTAAGAAGTGGGCAAAAGATGAAAAAATAGGCACACTAGAAGAAGAGATTGAAAAAGTAGTTAAATTCAACGCAGAAATGGAACAGATGAAAAGATACAACTGAAGATTAATACATGTACACACAACTATATGTATAAATATATGTATAAGAAAGGTGATAATATGGCTAAGATAATTTCTGTAAATATTCAAAAAGGCGGTTGTGCTAAGACAACGACCTCCATTAATTTAGGTAGCTGCCTTAATACTAAAGGCAATAAAGTATTACTGATTGACTCTGATCCTCAAAGTAACTTATCCTATGCTTGTGGTGTAGAGAGTTCAGAAAAGACCTTATATGAGGTTTTAAGAGGTAATTGTAAGATTGATGAAGCTATTGTTTCCTTAGAAGAATTTGATATCATACCTTCAAATATTCTATTATCAGGAGCAGAACAGGAGTTTACAAAGACAGGACGTGAATATATTCTAAAAGATGCATTGGAGCCGGTTCTTAATGTCTATGATTACATTATTATTGATACTCCACCATCGTTAGGAATATTGACAGTAAATAGCTTAACATGTGCTAATTATACTTTAATACCAACTGAAGCTTCATTCTTCAGTTTACAAGGTCTAGGACAGCTATATCAGAACATAGAGACGGTAAGAAAGTATTGTAATAAGGATTTACAAATACTTGGATTATTGCTTGTTAAGTATTCAGACCGTACCAACTTAAACAAGACTGTTAGTGAAATGGTTGAGGATGCAGCCAAAGAAATGAATACCAAGATATTTAATACAAAAATAAGCGAGTCTGTTAAGGTAAAAGAAGCACAAGGAATGCAAGTAACATTAAAGTCTTATGCACCTGATTGTAAGCCATTTATTAACTACATGGAACTTACAGAGGAAATTTTAAGCGAGGTGAAATAATATGGCATTTGATAAAAACAAGGTTAAAAATCCAAGTATGAATTATATTAGTAATATAGATCCAATAGCTGAATTAGATGAAAATGAAGCTAATAATCAATATAAAGCTGAAAAGGAATTAACTATACCAGTTGTTGAAACAAAGTCAAAAAGGTTGAATTTACTTGTTTATCCTTCCGTAGCTGAAGATATTGAAAGAATAGCGGTAATGAAAGGAACTAAGTCAAATAACCTAATTAACCAGATATTGATTGAATATAGCAAAACTGAAGAGTCTCAGAATTATATCGAAGCTTACAAAAAAATTAAAGGATAAAATAATAATGTGGATAACATTTCAAAAATTTAGCTAATTTAGAAAAGTTATTCACATTTTTACTTGCAAAATATATATTATGCATATATAATTACATTAATGACAAACTTAATAAGAAAAAAGCACTTCACAACTATTGTGAAATGCTTATGGTTAAGGTATTGCAAGGTTTGGCGACCGAACAATTACTGAATGATACACTACTATCACACCAGCAACGATTAAACGCACCTTTATTGTGTAGTTTTGAATAACTACATATATAATAGCATCTACAAGCGTAAAAATCAATATATAATTTATGAAATTTTAAATTATTGGTCTGGATATTAGTATATCTAGACCTTTTTTTATTGTCAAAAATACATAAATCGTCAGGGATACATCAATCTTTTTGAAAAATAAGGTTATGTAACTCCTATTAAATTCATGCTTTTTTACAATTTCATATAGTCTTACGTGGGTTAGCCTTACTTCACGATAAATAAAAGCGGTGTCATAGAGCCAACGCAGAGAGTCTATGGGGTGGGTAATGTGTGTCTATCACAATACCAATACCAAAGGGGTTAAAAGTCCAATCAAGACCTCAATAAGCCTAAATCAAGGTTTGTCCTTTTGGACAAAGGTTGACAAGGTTAAGAGCAGAGGACGGGGGAACAGCGTTGCAGAACGTGAACCACACTGGTAATCGAAAGATTACGGTACATAGTAATAACTTGAAAAGGTTAGTAGTTAGGGTTGTGGGTGTTTATATGTATGTGTATTAATGTACATATGTTTATACATATAAATATGGGATAACTATTAAAACTATGGCAAGGCAGCACTTGCAGATCATAGATTGTTGCATCACTCCAAGGCATACGGATACCTCTGAAAAAGTGGATTGTATGAGTGAGACAGATTTTGCTTATTCCTAGCGAGTAGGTGAAATCTGCCCATATCCAGACAGCCGTTTCCTTTCCCCTATGGATTATATTCTAATGCTAGATATAGTCAATAGATAAAATAAAAATAATATATTATGTAAACCACTGGGGTATAATTACATTATTACCGAACTTAATTTACTGCAAAAAAACCCTATCTGTTTTACTCATACCTAACATAGGAAAATAGAGTAATCGAACTACAGTAGTAGAATAAATCGATTTTACAAATAATATCAAGATATATTAAAATAGGTGTTTTAGATTCGGTATCATGTTCGGTAGAACCTTGAAAAATAAGACATTTCTTAGATTTTAGAAATGAGAAATAGACATTAAATATATTAAAATCATCATAAAGGCAGTAAATAAGCCTATTCACCGAACCATACATATAAATATACATACAAACATACATATAAATATGTGTATATAAATAACCACATGAAAAACATTAATTTATAAGCCATTTTAAGCCGTTTTAAGCTGAAGGTATAGTATTTATCCTATTATGGATTTTGAACGCTCCTAGCCTTAAATAGAAGCTAAATTACATATAAATAAGCATAAAAATAGACCGAACATTTACTTCCGGTCTACCTTTTATTTTAGCTGCAATTTTAACATTCTTCATCTTCATCATGAGAATTATTTTTATCTTTACAAGATTTACAATCGGCACATTCATGACCATTTTGTTTAATCATTTCAAAAATATCGTTAATAATCTTAACTTTTTTCTCTTTATCTAAATTCGATAAATGACACCATGGTAAGGAAAAAATACTAAGCGAATATCCTAGATCAGTATGCATGTTATTTTTTAACCGTTTTAATAATTTTATAGTATATTCTTTGTCTTCAATATTTTTAAATATAATATCAAATCCAGCCATAATATCGTCTTTAACTTTATTATATTCTTCAAAATAATCTTTACCTTTTTCTTCAGAAGAGGGAGCAATTATTTCAATTGGTTTATCATTTATCATTTGAGTATTATCATTTAATACATTTTCAATCATTATTTCTATCTTTTCATCGTCTATATCCTTAACACTTTTTACTATTGTAAATAAATCATCTTTTGTTATAAATTTAGATTTCCCAGTTTCAAGATTTGCAAACCAATATTTAGATTTACCGATTTTAACTGAAAAATCATAAGAAGATAAGCCTGTGTCCTTTCTGCAATTAATAATAATATTCTTAATTCCTCTAGTTAATTCAATTTTATTAGGTATCATTTTATAATGACACTCCTTTCATACATAATATATACTAATAATATACTGTATACAGTATAAATAGTCAAGAAAAAAATTAAATAATAAGTAATATTAAAATTACTTTGCAATTACTTTAAAATTAAATTAGAAAATACTTATAAAGTACTTGACTGAGTAATTAAGTAGTGATATACTTAAATTATAGAGAGGAGGTGAATACAACGGAAAAGGCTTATAAATTTAGGATATATCCAAATAAAGAACAAGAATTAATAATTCAGAAAACATTTGGTTGTTGCAGATTTGTATATAATCATTATCTAGCAAAACGCATAGAGCTTTATCAGCAAGATAAGTTAACTATGAATTACAATGCTTGTAGTGCTGATTTAACAAAATTAAAAAGCAATTTATTATGGCTTAAATACGTTGATTGTAATTCACTCTTATCTTCTCTTAAAGACTTGGATATGGCTTATCAAAATTTCTTTCGTGAAGTTAAAAAAGGAAATAATAATCAAGGATTTCCAAAATTCAAGTCAAAGAAGAATTATCATAAATCATACAAGACAAAGTACACAAATGGAAACATACAAGTATTAGATGGAAAAATCAAACTACCTAAACTTGGATTAGTAAAATGTAAAGTATCTCGTGGATTAGAAGGTAGAATAATAAATGCTACTATCTCTCAAGAACCATCTGAAAAATATTATGTATCAGTGTGTTGTACAGAAGTTGAAATTCTAAAGTATTCATCAACTGTAAATTCAATTGGTATAGATTTAGGAATAAAAGAATTTGCTATTACTTCTGATGGTCAGCATATTGAAAATCCAAAGTATTTAAGAAAATCAGAAAAGAAGCTTGCTAGACTTCAAAAGGTATTATCAAGAAAAACAATTGGTAGTTCTAATAGAAACAAAGCAAGAATTAAGGTGGCTAGACAACATGAGAAAATTGCAAACCAGAGAAAAGACTTTTTACACAAAACTTCTACTAAGATAATTCAAGACTACGATGTGATTTGCTTAGAAACATTGAAAGTAAAGAATATGGTTAAAAATCATAAGTTGGCAAAATCAATCAGTGATGGTTCGTGGAGTGAGTTTGTAAGACAACTGCAATATAAAGCAGATTGGAATGATAAAACTGTTCAGCAAATAAATTCTTATTTTGCATCTAGTCAAATTTGTAGTGTATGTGGATATAAGAATGTAGAAGTCAAAAATCTTTCTGTTAGAGAATGGGAATGTCCAGAGTGTCATGCTGTTCACGGTAGAGATGATAACGCTGCGACTAATATATTAAACGAAGGACTTAGACTGCTAAGTGCTTAAAAATATAATACTACTGTAGGAACTACAGGAAGTTACGCCTATGGAGATGGAGATTACGAAGTCTGTGAAGTAGGAATCTCGTCACTTTAGTGATGAGGAGTCCAAAGAAAGGGAAATTAAAATTCTTTATCTATTGACTAAACCTAACATAAGAAATCTTGAAAGTGGTGATAAGCTTACTTGAAAAAGTAACTTCACATATAAAATATGAAAAGAGGATTTCAAATGACAGAAACAAAAAAAGATTATGAAGTAAGAAAAATTGACATCGAGGAACTACAAGAAGATTTAGAACTATTAATTTGGCAGACAGGAATTGAAAAATTCAAGATCAATGAAACTTTTCCTAAGTCTGGTACTAAAGAAATGATAGTGGAGGGGTTGCATATTGATATCGAAGGTGAAATTGCTTGTTGTTATGATTTAAACGACGATATCTTAAAAAATGAATATGTGATTATGGGATTCTTTTATAACAATGTCACTATCACAAGATGCAGCTCAACTGAATATGAATTAACTTTTCCAGATGGTAAGGTAATTATTAAAGGAGTTGTTAATCACTAAGGGGGTGTTTATATTGGTAGTTTCTATTTCAGAACTGAAAGTACCTTATATGTTTAAGCAGACACCACCAAGACTGGAAAAGTTGCAACAACATATGGATTATTACAAAATACATAATCGTTTACAAAAGATTATCGTAATAACTCCAAGGTATTATATTAAAGACGGTTATGCCGATTACTTAACAGCTTTATCATATGGATTAAATGAAATTGAATGTGATGTTTGCTGTAAACCAGAAGTTAGTCAAAGTTCATTACGAAGAAGAAAAATAAGAAAAAAGCTTTATGAAAAATCAGGCGGTATATGCTCAATTTGTGGTAAGAAATTGCAGATAGAAAATTATAACTATGATGATTTTATGACTATAGATCACATAATACCTGTTTCATTGGGTGGTAAAACAGAATTAAAAAATCTGCAAGGAACTTGTTACAAATGTAATTTAAACAAAGGAAATAGTGTAGATAAAGAAGCTTATAGGCAATATCTAAAAGCACACCAAGAATACACAGAAACAGAAATTGAATTGTTAGTATCATCTATTAAGAAAGGGATGGGTTTATCATTGACAGAAAATTCGCAAAAAAAAGTCTCCATGTGTTGGTAGCACAGGAAACTGGTTTACCCAATATGGGTATGTGTATATGTATGTGTATCTCGAATAAATACAGTATACCATACCTCCCTTAGTTAGTCAATTAAAATTTAATTAAAATTTAGGAGGATTTTACAATGGTACAGAACAACTTTAAAGAAAGCTTTATTAACTTAGTAAAAAACAACAGAATTAACGGAAGAATTACAACTTATCCATTCAACGAAACTGAAATGATGAAATCAGAATTAAGCTTCAGTGACATTTATTATCATGATGGTATAGCTACTTTCTTTGATGATCCAGAAGAGGACAGAGCAGAAACAGCCGGATGCTTTAAATTGGATTTATCTCAAATATATGAAGTCCATTATATGGATGATCCACTAAAATTAGAAGGTCTGTATGGTAAATATGATGTCTTATTGTATCTTGGTAAGGACTATGATAAAGAAATCCTTATTACCTTCAGTATGAATAACATGGATGAAACTCCATTTGTTATTGATCAGGCTGAAGCTGAAGAAGAACCTTTATATTTTTCTTATGCAAAAGAAAGTATAGGAAACTTAAATTATTTTATAGGTAAGCCAGTTAAAATTAATCTTAGTGGGTTTTCATATCAATCAAGATATGATGCTGATAATTGTAGTTATGACAATCCAGTATTAGTAAGTTTAGAAATTAAGTGCTTCTATTATACGTCACATATAGTTGATGGTATACCATGTGTATCATTCTATGATCAAGCTAATAATGAAATAAAGATTAATCTCAATGCTATTGGAAGTATTCATAGATGTAATGATTTTATGTGTAAACCAGATGATAAGAGAATATACCATATAAATTCAGAATTAGTTCTTGTAACAATAATGGATAAAGATTATAAGTATCCTTCAGAAGTGGAATAACAATACAATTTAATCAGAGTGGTAACTATTTGGTTGCCACTCTACAATAAGTAAAGGAGATATTAGTATTTGAGCAACGTTAAAACAGATATATTAAAACACTTCTATGATATGGTATATCCAGAAGAATTAAAAGAAAATGAATTTACTAGAATTGTAGCTATTAGAAAAGCACGAAATGAGAATGAAGAAGATTACAGAAAGATAGCATTCTTTCAATCATATGAAAAATGGGCAGAGTTTGTACATAAGCACAAACATGTTTTTGAATTATATGCGACATTAGCCACTACAAGAGGAAATGAAAACGGAAAAGAAGAGTCTCTCCGGCAGCGTAAAATATTGTATCTTGATTTTGATAAAAAAGAAACGAATGTAAAAACAGCACAAGATTGTATGGATATTATAAAAAGCAAGTTTCCTTCTTTATTTGTTCATTCAATAGTTAATAGTGGTCATGGCTTTCACTTATATATAAGTATAAAACCAACATGTAAAATAGATGAAGTTACAGAAATAAATAAAAGATTTGCTAAAGCAGTAGGAGCAGATATAAAAGCAACATTAGCTACACAAATAGTACGAATACCAACATCATTCAATATGAAGGATGGAGAGAAAACACAAGTAATTGTAGTAAATAACTATTATAAGGTTGGAGATAAATTCAAGCCATATCAGTTATCACAACTACACAAAATGCTTAATGAATATGAACATGTTGCAGAACGCATGGAAGAAAAAGAAAAGCAAGAATATCATTTACCTGAAATGGGAGAAGCCTATTATTGCATTAGAAAGGCTGAAGCTGAAGGTGTAGAAGTTGGTAAGCGTAACTTCTGGTTAGGTAGAATTATTAATTACAAAACAATGTATGGTTATTCACCTTATCAGTTAGAAAAGGATTGTTTGGAATTTAATGCTAGATGCAGACCTCCCAAAAATCCAGAGGAAGTAAAAAGGGATATAAAAGCCTATCTGAAGAAAGGTTATAAATTATTAGGTTGTTATGAGTCATTTCAAGAAGGTAGTAAAGAGCGTGAGTTTGTAGAAGAAATGTGTTACAAGACTAATTGTAAAACCTATTTCAATGGAGCAAAAATTGGTATTAATGATGGTGGAGGTATCAGGATGAATAATAAAATTCTTACTGATAAGGTTATGAGAAAAACTACAGGATATGAATATCTGATAATCACAATACTTTACCGTTATAAAGATTATTATTCCAGAAAAGGATTTACAATTAAGGAATTAAAAAGAAGGTTGACTTCGCCAATAAGTAAAAAATTGTGTATGGATGAAAAGACATTCAAAAGTGTATTAGATGGTTTGGAAAACAAAAATTACATAGAAATAATACATGATAATCCTGATGATCCAATTAGTAAACACAAAATTAAGCTTGTAAGGAAGCTAAATGAGTTTAATCAAGGATATATAGAGTTCTATTATTCGGCAGCTAATATGTTAAGATTTGGAGCAATTACACCAACAGAATTTAAAGTATACCTCTGTTTGGTTAGAAATCTAAATTCATTAAATAATAAGCTGACAACTTATGAACAGATAGCAGATGATTTAGACATTGATCCTAGCAATATTGGAACATATATCAGAAATTTAGATAATGCTGGTATCCTAACTATTAAGAAAGTATATAACCAAAAAGGAAATAAGTATAACAAATATGATTTGAACAACCCTAATGCTTTTAGCGGTGATGATGGGAATAGAACAGATGGAACGTATGAGATTGAATTGTTTAGATAGGCTCACTGAACACCCTACGGGAACTACTACGTAGTATAATACATTTGATACAATAGTGGTAATTTTTCCGTATTATCTATTTTGGAAAATTGCGATAACCCTTGATTTATAAGGGTTTAAGACGTATTAGAAAGTGCATTGAAATTACGAAAACGTGTGGTAAAAATTCCGTATGTATTTTTGATGAAATCTAGTAAAATCAAGGGTTGTAGCGATTTTTAGATGCAAATAACTTTTTTCTTGCTTAGTAATTATTACTGAAATATGATAATTTGATTATACAATATTTTGTGCATAATTGCAAGAAAAACTTTTTAAGAAAGGAAGATTTTTGAATGAGTAATATTGATGTTAAAAACGGTACATATATAATTTCTATGGATGCAAGATATCTTCAGTCGGAGAATAATCCAAAGAACCCATGTGATAAATGTAAAGAAGCAAGTAAATGTAATGCAAACAAAAAACAGAAATGTGAGAAGTTAGTAAAATATAATTATAATATTAAGTTTGGTTATGATGCTCGTAAATATGATAACACGGTTGCAAATGAAACGGAGTTAAAAGGCAAAGGCAGACCAATTAAAAAAGAAAAATTTAGATTAAACAGAAAGTTTTATGAAGTATCTATTCCATATTCATTAGCATTAAAAGAATTATTTGAAAGATGGGAAAGTGAATTTTTAATTGATGATTTTGGAAAAACATATACCAATATGCTTGTTAATGTAAAATTCAAAGGTGTTCCAAAAGAAAGAATAGAGGATGAATTTGAATATTCAGTAGATAACATAAAAAATAAGTATATCGATGAAACAGAAGCTATATTTGCGGAAATTGATAAACTCAATGATATTGCAAATGATAGTAAAACTTTTGATAAGACCGCGGTAAAACGTCAGAAATTGAAAACTGATGATAATATTGATAGTACAAAAAAGTTAAGAAATCAAATTTATGACAAAGGATTTAAGATTGATGGTGTAGAATATGTTCGTTTGATGCGTAGTACCTCGAAGAGTAGAGGGGGGAGTTGTTTATTCATCAAAAAAGAGTATTACAGTGATTTTATAGCATGGGCAAGAATGCAGCTAATATTTGATCTTGTAAATCTTGAAAAGGATGGAGATAAATTAGATGAATTTGACAGTATTGATTTAGCAAGTTTATTCAGCTATGAGTCACTTGTGTTCTCTTCAATAATTGATACGATTTACATTGATAAAGATGAAATATTGTTAATTAGTGATTATGAGTCTAATTTTACACAGATGGCAAGTGTTACTGAAGTGGTAGAGGAGATAATTAATGAAAAAGCAATAAAACATGCTAAAGCAACTAAAAAAGAATACAATTTTTCCAATAGTCTATTTGACGGTAGTTGTCTCCTTGATACATCAAAATTCAGTGAAAAAAAAGGTGTAAAACTTTTACGTCAGAGAATGTTTAAAGGAGCAGCGTTCCACACATTTATACAACGTTTCCTCAATGATAAGCTAACCGATGAAGAAAAAGAGCGTGGTTATATTCCTGATATGTTTGATAGACCTGTCAAAAACAAGCGAATAAAACTTATTTGTACTCCGGCAAGTCTTAAATTTTTAAAATTCAGTTTCAAATGTGTTTGTGATACGGCTTATGATAAATATGAAAAAGAGATAGACGAATACAAAAAATTGGTTAGGCTTGATATAAAAGATGAAGATAGCAAAGCAAGAATAAAAGAATTAGACACCATGTTTAAAAAATATACTTATGAATATTGGCTTGATAATTTGAATGGTGAATTTGGTGTTGTAAAATCTGAAAAAGGAATATATGATGATGCTCGTTGTATGAGTTATCAACAGCAACAAAGCTTACCACTTAACAGATCAGAAGTAGGTCAGTTGATGCAACCAGAATATGATTTTATTCAAAAGATCAAAGATGATCCTGATTATATGTTATGGTTTTTGGGGAATTACACATCAACAAATAAGGATTTCATAGCTAACTTACTTGTAAGAAATAAAAATGTAGCAAAAACAGCAATGTATCGTGATTTTAGAGACAATATTATAGAGAATTACAAAGAAAACCGTTTAAGATATGGAAAGACTAAAATTCCAAATTCAGATTATGCCGTAACTATTGCCAATCCGATTGAATATTTATATCATGCCATTGGTAGAGATATATCAGAACCAATTACAATTAAGTATGATAAAGAAAATAAGATTAGAAAAGGTTATTGTAAAGCCTATAAGCCGGATGAATTTTTGTTTTGTATTCGTAATCCTATTATATATGCTGGTAATGTATGCTGCATTCAAAATACTTATCATGAGGATTTTGACCGTTATTTATATTTAACAGATAACATTCTGGTTATAGATTGTTATGATAACGATTTTATGGATCGAAATAATGGAGAAGATTTTGACATAGACTGTAATTATTTGTCAAATTATCCATTGCTAGTTGAAAAAGCTAAATATTGTGAAGAAAACTTTCTTACTCCTGTTAATGCCATTAAGCCTATACCAAGCAGTAAATATTATTGCTTAGAACATATCGTAGCAACAGATACACAGATAAGTCAAGGCAAAGTTGGTGATATTGTTAATTCAAGTGCTATATTGAATGGATATTATTGGGATACATTTTATAACGATAATATGAATGCAGAATTAAAAAAAGAAATGCTAGATTATCTTGAAGCTGAAATAAGCCGTTATGCATCTTTATCTGGACTTGAAATTGATAGAGCAAAAAGAGAATTCGAAGTTAAAACAACAGTTGAATTACAAAAAATGAGAAAGATGGATTATTTAGTTAAGACTAATTTATATATTCCTCCTAAAAGTTTGAAAATGAAAAAGGAAAGTAAGAACAAAGCTTTAACTGAAGAAGAAATTAAATATAATGATGATGTTCAGAAGTGTATAGACTTAGTACAAGAAATTGAAGATTTAAACAAGAAGCTTTGTGAAGCACTAAATAATGATGATATTTCGGAGGAAGAAAAACAGAGTCTTTATGATGAACATTATGAAAGTAAAAATCCTATTAAAGCAGAATTAAGTAATCAAGTTAGTAAGTTGAAAAAGACAAAAAAGGATTCGATTATAAGACCTTATTTTATGAAATGGTGCGGTAGAGGTAAATTATATAAGTATAAACTTATGAATTGCCCTATGGATCACTTAGAAGATATTCTTGATAAGGAGTTTCCAAGAAAATCTGGAACAGATAATAAAAAAGGTGATACTATTTCGTTAAAGAAGATATTTATTAATCCAGAAGAAGATATTAAGAAGGCAGACAGGACACAAATAAAAAATATAGTTAATATAGTTACAGAGTTAGATAAAAGAATACGAGGAAATATAGCAAACAATAAGAAGCAAAAAAGTGAAGATTGCATTTCTGATTCGGAATTATTTGAAGATGCAGTTGAATTGATTGCAACAATGACTATTAAACCAATAACAATAAAAGCTATTTTTTACCGTATTTATGGTAATCCTAAATGTAATACAGAAGAGTCTAAAAAATCAGTAACAGATATTCGTTATATTAAAACAAGGTTAATTGATGTGCTATATGCTGCTCATCCTGAAGAGGTTCTTGCTATTTTTGATTATGATACGGATTATAAGAAATTAGATGTATTTGGACAGACATATTTAAAGAATGTTAATTTTATTAGATCAAGAGTATAACAAAATACAAAATAAATAAGTAGAGAGGGCGAAAGTCCTTTCTATTTATTTACACAACAAATAAATTTACAATGCTTGTAAACATAGTAAAATCAATGCTTGTACGGTTTGGTGATTTTCCGATTAATGGTGAGAGATGAACATTATTATCCTATCTTAAACCAATTATATCATTGAGTCAATATAATGTCTATAGTGAAAATGCACAAATATAGCATACAAGAATTATATATTTTTAACAGAAATAATTATTGAATAAAAAGGAGAGTGAGATCGTGGCAATTGTAACACAGAAAAATGTAAGAGATAGGTTAATTAAATTAACTGAAGAAGGTATGATGGCTAAATATGTAGCAAAGTCTACTTCAATAGCAGAGTCGAGTTTATCAAAATTTAAAAATGGAAAATATGATTTACCTCACTCTGAATTAACATACTTATCTGAATGGCTTTTAAATCGAGGATATTAAGGGGTGAATTATATGTTCTATGGATATGAAGATTTTGAAAACCAACTTGAAGCAAGAATAGGAACTATTCCAGTTAAAAATGTAGATTTGCTTTACTATATAGCTTCAAAGAATTTATTGGAATATTTGGTTAAAGTAGTACAAGACAGAGATTATCCAGACAATAAAGTTTGGCTATTCCAAAAAAATGCATACATACAAGATGCAGTAAATAATTTTTATCTTTATCCTAAAAAGAAAAATAACGGAGGTTTATAAAATGAAGAGAAGTTTAGTATTAAAAGCGTTAACAATGATGGATCAGGAAAGAGTTAATAATTTTATAGACAATGATTGCCGGAGCATTGATGAAATTGTTGATGCTGTAGCTGATGAATTAGAAAAAAGCTATATCTATTTCATGGTAGATTTATATGAAAAAGTTAATGAACTAGAGAAAGAGGACAATAAAAATCTTGTAAAATACTTTACTAGTGATTTATCAAGTAGTCCGTTAATTAAGCTTTCTGAAGAAGAGAGGAAAAGATTAATGGATACCATGAAGGATTTTAAACCAGCAATTAATTTATCAATACCTAAGATAGATTTTTCAAATCTAGTTATAAAAAGGGGTGATTAAGTATGACAATAACTGGTTCAAATTTCATATATGCCGGACAAAGTTCTGACGAGTATGGAGTAAAATTATGTTACATAGGTAGTCCAAATAAAGATACTAATGATGAAGAGTCAAAACTTGTTACTACTAAAAATATTTTTAAGGAAACTTGGGACTTTCATTATTTAGAAAGAACAAATCCACTTCAATTTAAAATAACAGTAGCAAAGACTTCATGTGAGCCTTTTAATGCTGATGAACAAAGGTATTTAAAAAAATGGTTATGTAAAAATAAATTTAATTGGTTATCTATAGATCAGGATGATTTATATGATAGCTATTTTTATGTGATTATGACTAATCCTAGACCTTCTAATATTGAAGCCTTTACTTATGCTTGGGATATTGACTGTACTTGTGATTGTGGTCATGCGTGGTCTGGTTTAAATAAGAAAAATGCCACTGTAAATAATACTTTAAATATGGCATTGAATTTTTCAACTGATTTTGATGAATATATTGTACGTCCATTTATTACTATTGTACCTACGAGTGTCGGAACTGTAAATATAACAAATGTTACAACTGGAAAATCTATGATTATTGATAATTGTGTAGTTGGAGAAATAATAAAGATAGACTGTTTAAATCATAAACAACAATCTTCTTCAGGTAGAGTAATATTAGATAACTGGAATAAAACATATGTTGAATTCGTTGAAAATATGAATAATCTTACATTGTCTGGTAACTTTACAGTTAGCTTCGAATACCGCCTTCCCGTCAGAATAGGAGGTTAACATGATATTAAGTTATGATAATTATGATAGACTAGAGCAAAGTAAATTATTTTTAGCTAATCCTCAAAAGAATAATATTGGTGAATTAGGTGGTGTTAAGAACTTGCATTTAAAGATTAATCTAAATGCAGCTTCAGAAGCCACTTTTAAAATTTATAAATATGAAAATAGTGAAGAGAATGAATTTTATGATAAAATTGAAAATAAGAGATTAATTGAAATTCAATATGTAGGATGGTTTCAAATTGTAAAATGTGAAGAACATGATAACGGTGTAAATCCGTTTAAAAATGTTTCTCTAATTTCTCTTGAAAATCAATTAACAAGTAAAAAAATCACAAATTTGAACGGAACATACTATTTATATAACAATGGAGATCATTCAAAAAGTCTATTACATATAATTGCTGATATTACCGGATGGATGCCAGATCACATTGATAATGATTTGCTTGGAAAACAGCGGACATTCAATATAAATAGTGATAAAGTATATAGTTTTCTAATGTCTACTTGTGCAACCAGCTTCAATTGTATTTTTCAATTTAATAGTTTTTCTAGAACTATATCTGTTTACAAATTAGAGAATATCGGAAAAGTAACTGATATTGTAATATCTCGGAATAATATTTTACAAGAGTTTATAAAAGAGTCTAGTGCTGATAAACTGATCACGAAGTTAAGAATATTAGGGGGTAATGGGATAGACATTTCAAATGTTAATCCTACTGGAACAGATTATCTTATAAATATTGATAATTTCATGACAAGTAATTGGATGAGTCAAAGTTTAATAAATTCGCTTGAAGCATATAGGACTAAATATAATTCATATGTTTCAAGTTATACTTCTGCTATTACTTTATTAAAAACAAAGCAAGCAGAATTAACAATATTAAACAATGAATTAAATATAATAAATACTAATTTAAAAAATAGTGAAAATACTAAAGGTGATATTGTATCAGATATAGGACATGCTCCTACTCCGGCAGATAATAGATATACAGAGTACCAGCAAGCATTAACTAATATATCTACATATACCAGTCAAAGAATTTCAAAGGAAGCACAGATAACATCTAAACAAAATGAAATTAATGTGGTTCAAGCTACATTAAATTCTATTAATAATGAATTATCTATGGAAAACAACTTTACTGACGAAGCATTAGAAGAAATTGATGTTTTCTTAACTGAAGATGCAGAATATCAAGATAATAGTTTTACCGCTAGTGATGATATGACACAAGATCAGATTACAGCAATGGAACAAGAATTGCTTGAAAATGGATTTTATCAATTATCAATGGCTTGTAAACCTCAATATGTTTATAAAACTACAGGAAGTAATCTGTTTTCAATTATGGAAGACAGAGATAATTTTATTTCATATAAGGATATTAGGCAAGATTTAGAAGTAGGAAATTACATTACAATTAAAGTAAGAGATGATTATTATATTACTGTTAGACTTCTTTCAATAGAATTTGATTTTGATAAATTAGAGGATATTGAACTTGTTTTTAGTGACTTACCAAGAGAGACAAACACAAAAAGCCAATATGCTGAAATATTAGCACAGGCAACAAAAACATCTAGTAGTTATTCATTTAGTAAAATTGGATATGATAAGGCTGCTAGTATTACAGATGAAGTTCAGGAGTTTATTACTGGTGCTTTAAATGCTACATTAAATAAAATGGTAAACAATGATAATCAAGAACTAGTGATTGATAAATATGGTTTACATATGAGAAAATGGCTTCCTGATCAAAATAAGTATGATAATCATCAAGCATGGTGGAATAACCAGACTTTACTTTTCACAGACTCAAATTGGGTTGACTCTAAAACTGGTATAGGTTTATTTACTGATCCTGAAGGAAATACTGCTTATTCTGTTATAGCAGATGTTTTAGCTGGTAATATTGTTATATCATCTAAGCTTAATGTATCTAATAAATCTGGTACATATACAATAACGGATGCAACAGGCTTTCAAGCCAGTAAAAACGGCTATACAGTGTCAATTAATCCGTCTACTCCGGCAGAAATATTTAAAATTTCTGTTTCTGGATCTCCAAAAATGTATATGGATACAGTTAATAGTAGACTTGTTTTAAATGCTGAAGTTAATGCCAACTATGGTAATATTGGTGGTTGGAATATTACAAGTGATGGGTTAAGTAGTTATAATACAATAGCTTCGATTAATCTTTATAATCAAGGTAATCAAGCTATGAGATTATCTTATAATGGTATGCATCTATTTAATCATTATAGTGGCTCTAATGAGTATCTAGGCGGTGCAGTAGCTGTCTATAGTGCAGCTAATGGTACGAATGGTATGTTTATTGGTCATGCTCAAAATGCCGAATATTTGGCTTTAGGATATGCAGATTCGACTTATCCATATTCTGGAATGCCTGTGTCTGCTGATCTGATTTATACCAGAAATGGTTATAGTACTATACCTTCTGGATTTAATTTCTTTAAATCATTATATGTGAAAAGCATATATGATGTTAGTACGATTACGACTATAAATTATGATGGTATTATTACCGATGATATGACTTGTAATAATTTAAACGGATATACACCAATAAACAGCAATAATATTTCAACTTATTCTGTAACACCTAGTAATATTTCAAACTATTCTTTAACCCCTAGTAATTATTCAAATTATGCAGCACCATCATCTCATATGCAATCGTCTTATACTATAACCCCTACCTTAACAGCGGCACAAAACATCTCGCTTTACGGTGAGCCAAACGCTGCCTCAACTTGGTGGGTAAATGCAAACTTTCAATTAAAAACTGCAAGTGATTTTAGATTAAAGAAAAATATTCAATCATTTGATAGTTTACCAGATGAATTGTTTTATGAATTAAAGCCTAAACAGTATGAATTTAAAGCTGATGATAATCACAAGGGGATCTGCTTCGGATTATTGGCTCAACAGGTTATTTCGGCATTTGAAAGATATGGATTAAATGCCCTAGATTATAACCTAGTAGAATTATCAGATGCTAGAAGTTATACGGATGAAGTATTATATGTGAAAGAAGGAAAAATGTATAGAATTAATTATCAGAATTTCCATGCTTGGTCAATACACATATTACAGAAAATTAATAGTAGACTAAGTAATTTAGAAGGTACAATAATTAAGCTAACAGGAAGTCAGGTGGCATAATGAGAGAATATTATATTGTAAATGATGAAGGTTATATTCAAGATATCTATTATCTGATTAAGCAAGAAGGTGTAGATTATACTAATTACATCGACATTGAACCAGTTGGATTAAGAATACCTAAATGGAATGGTACTGAATGGGTAGAGGGATATATAAATACTACTGAATAATACTGGTTGAATATGTAAAAACTTGTGCTATAATAACAGTAGGAGGAATATTAAAATGAAAAATAAATTTATTGTTTTTATAGTTGCAATATTGATATTAAACTATAGTATTAGTCCGATGGTATCTGCATCTACGACAGGGAATATGGAAATGTACTATGTTATAGACGATAATGGTTATATTACTGATATAGTGTATTTAATAAAACAAGATGGAGTAGATTATTCACACTATATTGAAATTGAACCCAAAGGATTAAAAATACCTAGATGGGATGGAGTAAAATGGGTTGAAGGTTATATTGAAACTTCTACTAATCCAGTTCCAATCTTAGAAAATACAAATGATACAACTTCAGAGGATCAAGTTAATGTTATAGAAGAAAGTTTATCATTAACAGCAACTTCTTTATTTCTTGATATTGGTACAAGCTATGATATCAATATAGATAATTATGAAGAAGATTCGAGTTGTGTTTGGACAAGTTCTAATGAAAATATTGCAACCGTTACTAAATCAGGAAAAGTAACTGGTAAAAAAGATGGAATGGCTACTATAACTTGTGAAATTACAGATACTAAAAAGCAAGTAAAAACATTAACCACTGGTGTTGTTATTGGTTCTTCTATTGAAGAAAACTATCCGATATTAACAGAAGATAGTTTAGATTTAGAAGTAGGAGATACTTTTGATTTGAACGTAGAAAACAAAATGGCAAAGAGTAAATATAAATGGAAATCAAGTAATAAATCTATTATAAAGGTTAATTCATCTAATGGTAAGTTAGAAGCTTTAAGCGTAGGAGATGCAATAATTACTTGTACCATAGTATCACCTAGTAAAATAACGGTAGTTCTAAAATGTGATATTTCAATCAAATAAATAATAGTTAATTATGAGAGCATGGGAAATTAAATCCTATGCTCTATTTTTATGTAAAAATGGAGGAATTAAAGTGGAACAACAAAAAGAAAAGCAAGTTATTACTTATGAACAAGATAAAATACAACAGGTAATTAATATTCTAAATGATATTCCATTCAATGGATATATTCAAATTAAAGGAATTAATCAAATATTTGATATTTTAGGTAGTCCATGTAAGGATGAAAAAGCAGAAAATATTAATATTAATAAGGAGAAGTAGAAAATGAGTGATATGCAAACTTTTGCAGTACAAAAGCGTGAATATGCTATGGCATTAATTAAAATGGAATTTGAAATATTAAACGTATTACCATCAAGACAACATGAGGGAGGTTTGGCTTACATATTTGAAAAGACAGATGATCTAATGCGTGAATTTAATAAGATTGTTAAAGAGAATAGATATATAAAACAATTCATGGGGTTAACACTTTCAGATTTAAGATTACTTCAAGGTTATTTATCAGGTTATGAGTTAGAAGAAAAAGAAAAATATATGCTGATGGACAAATTAGCTTATATTGACAATCAGATAACTAATGAAATTGAAAATTATCAAGAACAGCCGGAAGAACATATAGAGCCGGAACAAGATGTTAATGCTGTTCAAGTCGAAGAATTAAAACAAGCAATGGTGGGTAGTAAAGATAATTCAAAGTATGATACTGCTTACAATAAGGCTGTAAATAGAAAATAATAGGTTCTGTCCTTTCGGACAAAAGCAATAAAAAAGAATTGAGGGTTAATTATGGATGAATATTTAAATGAAAAACTTCCTGATATATCAGAAGGTACATATGTCAAAGCATTAAATAGACTTGGTACTGATAGACTGGAAGAAGTATTAGAAGCAATGAATTATCACCTTGAAGATATTTATGAGTCTCTATGCTACAAAGAAGAACGTCTTTATATAAGATTTATGAATGATTTAATTAATATTGTTAATGAAATTCATGAGGAAAATAGAAAGAAAAATTATAATCCTGATGTTGAGTATCTAAAGTTACATCCAGATACAACTATTTTTAATTCAAATGATTAAGGCGGTGAGATATGCAAACACCTAGACAGTACATGCCGATTATTTTTGAAGCAGTATTAGAGAAGTTTGGTACATACCTACCATTTAATACAAAGTATGCACAAGAATTAAAATTTACGGTAGAAGATGAAAGTATTCCAATGGATAAAAGAATTAAAATGTGCAAAGCTGCTGGTCAGAATGTATGTGATAAAGTTCCTCTTCCAGAGGGAGTCAAGTTAACTGGTTGTAATATTAGAGTGTTGGAGGAGTATTAATAAATGAGAGTACCAAAATTTAAGTTATGTGAATTATATGAAGGTGAAACAACTCTATTAGATGGAACTAAAATTAAAATTGAAAACAGTGTGATTCGTAAGATTAATGATGCTGATGTTTATGGATTAGCTGATATTATGCTAAATCAATGTGACCTAAAAGAAATTAGAAAGTCTGATAGTGATGTCTTAGTAATCACAACTGATACAAGGGTATTTGGTGATATTGAGAAAGTAGAAGAAGAGTGGGGTAAAGAGATTGGTAAAAAGGTTGTATTAATGCCCTATTACTATGATACACATAATGTTTTTACTCAGATATATGATAAGTTAAATCAAATTGAAAAAGAAATTAAAAATATTAAAAACGAGAAGGAGATTAATTAATATGAATAAAGGAATTGTTAAATGGTTTGATGCAAAGAAGGGTTTTGGATTTATTACAGATGCTGAAACAGGAAAGGAAATTTTCGTTCATTTTTCTGGTATTCATGGTGATGGCTTTAAGAAACTATTTGATAATGATAGAGTTACATTTGAGGTTCAGGAAACAGATAAGGGATTAAATGCAGTTAATGTTATCAAGGAAAAGAGAGTACAGTAATGATGTACATAATTGAATTTTTGGGAAATATATGCATAATCGGATTATTAGGTTGTGGTGCTGTAATCATACTATCTATTCTATGGGGTTTGATTAAAGGATTATGGAAAGATATTCGGAGGAATAAGTAATTATGGATAATGATAAAATTAAAGAGTTTGCTTTATTGACAGGAAAGCCTGAAGAAGAAATTCAACAGGCTTTTAATTCTTTTAAAGAGGTTATTGATAAACTATATGAAGTTATAAAGCCTATTGTTAATAAAATTCATGAATTCATTAAGGCTGTCAAAGAGGGATTTGAAAAATTTTGGAATAGTCTTGATAATGATACAAAACAGTACATTATTGCCTATTACAGAATGAAAGAACGAATTAAAGAAAGAATGAAACGTCAGCATATGGTTGCTTATACTATAAGGAGTAATGATAATTGGAATTATCAGAGGATGAATATAGAGAGTTGAAAAATAGAGTGATTAATATATTAGAGGGTGGATATGGCTTAATAGAAAAGCATATTTTAGCTGTTAAGCTTGAAAATAGTACTCTACTTAATAAGTTCCTTAAATCTATTCAATACGATAGTATAAGTGAAAGAAATGGGGATTTAATTAGTAAGGTATGTGATTGCTTAGAATATTAAATTATCAATGAAAGGAATGATTATGATGTTCACAGAAAATGATTATATTGAATTAAGGCAGAAAGTAAAAGAAATATTAGAATGTGAGGATTTAGCTAATAAGCGTAAATTAGCTGCTAAGTTGGATCAGAGCAGAGTATTAAATAAATTTACTATTGCTATGATGGTTAGTAGACCTAATAGGGATGATGAAGCTTTAGCTGGTCAGATATTAGAGTGTTTAGAATATTAATATAATATGAGGGTGGTGGAGTTTTCCGCTACCCTTTTTAAATTTTTTGCAATATGTGTATAAATATATGTGTATTTATATGTATAAAAATTGTAGACTTGTGAAAGGAGTGATACAGATTATGTTGAATGAAAAAAAGATACAAGTAATTGAAATGATAGCAACAGGAGACTATACAGTAGGCGAAGCTATGCTAAAAATAGGCATGGACAGAACAACTTATTATAAATGGCTTAAAGATGAAGAGTTTATGGCTGAACTCAACAACCGTCTACAAGGCATGAAAAACCAAGCACAAAAGGACTTTGTTAGCAGATTACCACAAGCAATTGAAGAGTATTGGAAAATCTGTAAAACTTCTACAGATATTAGAACAAAAGAAAAGGCTTTATCTTATTGGATGGATAGATCACTAGGAAGAATACAGAATGCATCTAATAATAATGGTGAGCCGGAAGCAGATATTCAGATTGAAGATATGTTAGCTTATGTTAAAGAGGAATTAAATAAAGAAAACTAATAAGTGTATTCATAACTTAAAAGTTTTGAATAAGGTATTGACAGACTATTTAGTATACGGTATAATCGTACTTAGGTAGTAGTCAAAACATATATTCAAAACGATTAGGAGTGATAAGCATGATATACGGTTATTGTAGAGTATCCACCAGAGGTCAATTAGAAGGTAATAGTATAGAGGAACAAACAGAGAAGATTAAAGGTAGATATGCAGATGCAGAGATAATTATAGAAAGCTATAGCGGTGCTAAAGATAGACCTATATTTAATAATATTATGAATAAGCTAAAGTCTGGTGATACATTAGTGGTTACTAAGTTAGATAGATTTTGTAGGACTACTAAAGAAGGACTAGGGTATATAGATAAGCTAAGAGATAATGGTGTGACAGTACACATAATGAATATGGGATTGATTGAAGATACTCCAATGGGTAGATTAATAGTTACTAATCTATTAGCATTTGCAGAGTTTGAACGCTCAATGATTGTAGAACGTACGCAATCAGGTAAGGCTATAGCACGTACTAAGAACGGATATAAAGAGGGCAGACCAAAGGAATATACAGACACACAACTTGATCATGCTGTTAAGCTATTAGAAACAAATAGTTATAAGCAAGTAGAAGTAATGACTAAGATAAGTAAGTCAACATTACAGAGGGAAAAAAGAAAAAGAATAATGAATGTATAAAAATAATTAGCATGTCA